TTTCGGATATACCTACCGGATCATATTCATAATATATCACGTCATTATGTGGGTGGTATAACGAAAGAAGTTTTTGTAAATTAACATTTTCTTTTGGAACAATAATCTTTCCATCTTTAAAAACAATCCTACCTAAAGTTGCTGTGCCCTTTTGTTCATCGACAAATGGCGATTTTTGATTTGTAGCATACTTTAGTTCTCTTTGATAACCTAATTTCTTGTCATAATACATTAAAGGTTTTCTTTGAGAATGCTTAGACAGTAGGGCATAAATTACAGGCGTTTTACCTGATTTTAAAATATATGTTCTGTCTTTAAATTCAAATGTTGGTTTAGTTGGTGCAGCGGGTTTTTTCGCTACAGGCTGAGGTGCAACCTCAACAGTCTCTTCTGCTTTAGCTTTTTTAGCCATAATATGATAAAATTAAATAGTTAATAATAAAACTCCGGGGCCACGTCTCACTTTAATTGTGTGACCCCAGAATTTTTATTTATGTATTATTACGATGTAACCGTTTTAAGTAATACAAAGTTATTAGCAGCTTGTACGCATAATGCTCTTTCAGATAAGAAGTGAACATTCATTGCATCTTCGTCGCTAGTGTAGTTTCCACCTACAGAACCAGTAATCCAAGATTTCATTTTTCTGTCATCAGCTTCAGAAGCTCTGTAGCGGATGTGTAAGAATGGTCTTGAAATATTTTGTCCTAGCATTTGGTCATACACAGTTGAAGTACCTGCTGGTACAATAACACCATCAATGTCACCCACCATACCTCGGGTAGTTGCATCGTTTAAGTATTTCCAGTCAGTTTTGTAGAAATCGTAAGATCCTCTACGGAAACCAGAAAAGCCTAAGTTCAATGCCATCTCTTCAGAGTTTTCAAATAATCCAAAAGCAGTTCCACCGCTTTGACCAGCAGATATTGCAGCTAGCATATCGTCAAAATCAAGAGCTGTTTGTCTATTCAAGAATAACATGTTTTCTTCAATAGCGCCTTGAGTATCTAAGTTTTTCAAAATAGCATCAAATTCATCTAGTCCAGCAGCAGCAGTAAATCCTACTTCTACATTTCCACGAGTTTGAATGGCAGAGAATAAACCTTGAGTACCAGGAAGCTTGTCAGTTTGAGTAGCTCCAGCTCCAGCATTTTGATTATATTCACCTTCTACCATAGCCATTTCTAAGTAATCTTCAAAACGTAAACGAGTTTCAGATTCAGCTTTTAAATACCATAAGTATCCAGATGTTCCATCTTCTGTAGCAACTTCTACCCATCCAATTTGTGCCATATCAGAACCAGATACAGTGTATTGGTTTCTAATAATAACAGGTGAGTTAGAAAATTGTGTAAATGAAGGTGTAACACTTACCCTGTCTCCAGTTGCAATGCTAGATCCTTTTGCATAGTCAGAACCATACACAAAGATTTTAACATTACCACCAAGACCAGCAAAGAAAGTAGCACCTAAAGCAGCTCCGCTATAAGGCTGTACAGTTATAGCACCAGTTGCAGGAGCAGCCGTTGCGCCAGAAGCAGTTACTAAAGCTTTAGCTTCAATTCCAGAAGCTGGATCTAAAATAACGATAGTATCGTTTACAGATATTACATTAGTAATATTAGCTCCAACTGGAATAGTTAAAAGGTTTACAGCAGCACCAGCGCCTAATACTACGTTTTCATAAGAAATATGCAAACGGTTTTGTTCAGACCAAATTACTTGATCAGATGTCATAGGCATTTCAGCGCCTACCATTCGTAAAAATCCAGATAACGTTCTGTTTCCATAACGCTCTACTTCTTGTTCGTAGATCTCTGGTAAGTATTGTTGCGCAAAATCATTAGTGCCGTCGTTAAACTGCAAGTAATTTGATTGCAACAATTGTTGTTTTTGAGATGGGACTAACGACCCAAATTGAGGAGTTAAACTCATAATTGTTTAAATTTTTTAGTTAAATTTTTTAGTTTTTATTTTAAGCCTTGTAGAGTCAGCGCCTGAAATAGCTCTAACTTTCATTCCGCCTACAAATACATCTCCTTGAGAAGTCCTAGCTTTAGTGTCACTCAGGTTTTTTGATTTATTTATAACGTCTTTAACAGCGTCTGCTTTTCCTTGCTCATAAAAATGAGCGGCAATTTTATCTACATTACTAGCGGCATACATCGCCTTGTGATAACCAGCGTGATCATTAACGTTGCCGTTACTATCAAGGAACTTCCCTAATACGTTGTTAATGTTTGAATTGGTTTCAGCAATTTTTTCAGGATTTTGAATATTATATTTATATGTTTTTTCACCAACTTTTAAATCGAAACCTTCGAAATTATTAGTAAAAAAACTTTTTGTTTGTTCTTTAAATTCTGAGTGTTGTTGCTCCACTATTTGTTGTTGCTCACTATATCTATTGAAAAAATCCATAGCTTTTTTTTGTTCCTGAGTAACGCCCGGTCTCAACTTGATCTCGTCGTAATACTTACTCTTTGTTTCTTCTAAAAAGTTTTTGGCTTTTGCAACTTCTTCTTTAAACGCAAGTTTCTTTTTGCGTATATCCTTATCTTCGTCCAAATCTACATCGTAATCAAAATCTTCTAATAGAAGATCGACGTCTGAATTATCTAAATAAGGTTTATTTTTTTTGTAATACTCTTTTATAAGAGTTCTATCGTCAATGCTAGAATAATCTGCATTTAAACGAGTATAATCTTCTATTGTTCCACCAGTTTCTTCCATAAATAAAACTAGCTTTTCAATGTTCTCCGGCAATGGTTTGCCTAATACTTTTTCATCTCTTATAGCTTCTTTAACTTCTGCTTCAACTTGTTTAACTTCAGCTTCTGTTACTTCTTTGATTGGAGAAAACCCTTCAACATCCTCGTTGGACTCTTGTACAGGTTCTCCCACCTCTGAGCTATCTCCGGATGGTTCTTCCACAGATACCTCCTTTGTTTCTCCGATTTGAATGGCATCTTTTTTTTCTTCTTGTTTTGGAATTGTTACTTTTTTAACATTTGGCTCTAATTCAACCAATGGTTCTTTAGGATTTACGTTTATTTTAGTTACGTTATCCTTGGTTTCGTTTAATTTCTTAGGTGTTGTTTTCTTTTTTAACTTAAACTCACCTTCCTGCTTAACAGGTTCATTTGTTTTTACTTCTGACATAATATAATATAATTAAATAATTAAATAACGTTTTACATAAACGCGTTCATTTCAGCATCTGGCTGATTTTCAAAATCAATTGGTAAGCCATCATTATTTCTTTGGCTTATCATTTCACTTTGCTGCGTACCTTCCATTTTTATACGCTTGTCTTTTCTATCTTCTTTTTGTTGTTCTTTTTGAGACACGGTTTGAGACTCAACTTGTTTTAATTGAAGATCGTAATTAAACTGCTGTTGCATCTCTAATTGTTTTAATTGAGAGGCAATTTCCATTTTCTCTATTTCCATTTGAGTTCTAGATCTTTCATACTGAACCTTTGAAGCTGATATAGCTTCTTGTTTTTGTACTTCTGCCATAGCTGTTTTCTCAGCTGTTTCAGCCTGTGCAGCACCTTGCGCTTGTATATTAGCTTGTTGATTTAATTGATCTTGAGCTAATTTAGCTTTACGTTTTATTTTAAGCATTTGATTAGCTAGTTTAAGATTTTTAATTTGTCTTAAATCTATTGCGTCTTCAAGATTTATATCGCCTTGCTGTATAGATGCCTGTATGTTTTGTTCTAGTTGAGCTCTTTCTTCTTCATCAGGTTCTAATTCTAAAAATATTCCAAAGTCATACAAATTTAAATTAATTACTTCTTCTAATGTATTGACATTAAATGTTGAAATTGAATTTTTTAAAGACTCAGCTGTTAAAGGAAAAGATAAAGCGTCAGCTATTTTTAAAGATATATTTTCTGCTATTTTTAAAGTTATATACAAACTAGCTTGCTTAATATGTCTTGTTGCAACGTTAGAGGCGTTTGCTGCTAATTTTTGAAGTCCAACTAATGTTTGCTTATCAGGTGTACTACCATCTCTAGCTTCATTAAGACCTGTTACGTCACGTATCATTTGTAAATAATATTGATACGTAGTAATTAAGCTTTGTATTTTTGCACCACCGCTAGAGCCATTTAATTGTTGTATAGGAACTTTACCAGGATTCATATCTCCATCTTGCGTAAGAGATCTACCAACTATAGAACCAGTCTGAAAATACATGTTAAGAGCTTCAGCCGGATTGTAATTAGTACCATTTCCAAGATCAACCTCAGCTAATCCGTCCATGTCTAAGTAAACTCCATCTGGAACCATTTTAGACATAACTTGCTGTAGTTTTAAATGAGTAAGTTGTATCATGTCTGCAAATCCAATACACTTGCTTACTATAGATTCTATTCTACCTTTGTACATTCTTGGAGCACAAATAGCGTAGTTCATTTTAACTCTTGTAGTGTCTGACATAGGTCTAGACATATTCTCTGCTAAACCCCACTTTAACATTGTATTTGTTCCTAGTACTTTAGCGCCGCTGTATAAAACCTCTATTGATCTTGAAACTCTTTCAAAGTTTTCATTTTCAGGTGGATCAAATGTGTCTGGTTTTTCAATAGCCTTCATTAATCCTTGCTCTGTTTGTTTTATTTTAAATACTTGATTGTGATATGTTTTATAATCAAAGTACATAACTTGAACAGTGTTTTCATCGTAATTACCCCAACCAGTTATATATTGTCTATTTCCTGGCATTTTTTGTATACGCTCTAATTCCTCTTGAGATATATTAGGAAATTCTTTTTTAAGTTCAGGTATTGTAATTGATTTTACTTCACCTACGTAATATACGTCTTCAAAATTAGGATCTTCAGTATAAGAATAAACCATGTAAGCAGGATCAACATAATCTATAGTTATTCCTTCAGCTGTGTTAAAATTTGTTTTACAAGCTGATATACCTATTGTTGTTAAGTCTAAGTTTATTCTTCGTTTTATTAAATCAAATTTATTTTGAGCAAACATACTAGAAATTGCTTCTTCTTCAGCTATTTCAATTGATTGCTTGTAACTTAATTGCATGTGCAGCTCTAACTCTTCTTTTGATTCAGGTAAAGTTCCTACATCAGTGCTTTGATATAGATCTACTCCAAGAGTTTGCTTTAAGTTTTCTAAATAGCTTTTAGCTATCATATCATTATAAAGCCTACTAGCGTATTGAGTTCTTTTTTTAACTGAATTAGGATCTTGAGAATATGCTTTTATATCATATGCTTTTTGAGATATACCATTAGCTACTATGTCTACAAACTTAGATAAAATAGGAACTGGTTTCCAGTCTAAATTAAGATAAGACAAATCACCATTAATAGATAATTCATCTTTATATTTTTGTATTGGCTGTTCGCCTCTAGCGTATAATCTTAATTGGTGAAAATTATTCCAATTAGTTAAATATCTATTACCTCCGCTTCTGCCTTGATTAAACCACTCGCCTTCAATAGCTTGAGCAACTTGTCTGCCGTATTCAATACTAGCTTTTTCTAAGTCGCTAACTACTTGGCTTGGAAAAGCGCTATTGGTGTTAGTATATATACTCATTTAACTTATTATTTTTGATGTGACACCTTTGTTGTCATATTTTTTTATACCTAAATTTACAGCTTTTATAGTTCTCACATTAACAGGACTGTATCTATGCTTGTTGCAAGCCATAAGTGCTAGTCCAGAACTTATAGAAGCATCATGCTTAGTTCTATTGTTTATATTAAACTTAGCCCAGTCTTCTAGTGTTCTTTGAAAATAAACATTTCCATATCCAGTTTCTAACAAACCTACAAAATTTTCTATATAAGACTCAATAGCAGCTGCGTGAGCTTGCTTTATGTCTTCACTTGAGTTTGGTATACCACCTATTTCTCTTTCAGTTACAGATAGTTTATTTCTTTTTTTATCAGGTCTATTCATAGCAAAACCTCTATATCCTCTTTTTTTAAAATAATATAAAAGTCTTGGCTTGTTATTTTCAGCTAGTATTGGCATTCCATAAAACACACAAGCCATTAAAACATCTTCAAAAAATATTTCAGCAGTTTGTGGTCTAGCTATATATTCTAAAAAAAAATGATTAGGTGGAGCATCTTCCATTGAAAATTTGGTTAAACCGTGCAAAGATCCTTTTGAACCTCTTTTGTCTACTGTTCCAGATATATCATAAGGATCACAACCAAAAGCTCCTATGTGTTCATTGCCTGGATATTTTAAACCATTTTTAACAAACACTCTATTTTGAATATTAATATTAGGAACCCAAGTTATTAAAAACCTTCCATTTTTATTTGGAACAAATATAACATTAGTATCTTGCTTAGCGTTTTGCCATTGAAAAGATCCTCTTGTTACGTTTATAGAGTTTTTAAGATCTTCATTAAAATCTATTTGTTCATAAATTTTAGTTAAATTAAATAAAGACTCTTTTGATTCATCTCTAAAAGCGTGTTTTGTGGTGCGTGGAAATTGTCTATAAAATTCATTTAAAGCATCTTGATCTTGTTTAAGTCCTTCTACTTCATTATCCCAATACTCTATTACACCTAATTCAATTTTTTCACCCTGAGGTCCTTTCTTCGGTTTTTTTGGTGTATCGAAGACAGGTATTCCATGAGAATCAATGTATCCTTCGTAATTCCACTCCATAGGTATAAACAAGCTATATAGTCCAGAGCGAGTTTGTCCATTTGCATTTCTTTGAGTGACGTCTGAGTCATTGTAAAGTTTTTTAAAATTATCACCGCCTTTATCTAATGAGTTACTAGTTGAACCCATCATACATTTACCTATAATTCTACTACCTAATCGTAGACACGTTTTCGTGACACGCCAGTTGTTGAGGATGTTCGTCGGACGTTCCCATTTACCGCTCTCATCGTGGACGAGGAGCTTGAGTTTCTCACCGTCATACGAGTTGTCGCCCGTGTTTTTCCAGTCGATCGTAGTGTCGAGCCCGTCGAGCTCGCGTAGAGTTTGGTTTGTTTCAAGCTTCTTACGGGTGTATTTTGTGGCTGGGACTCTAAAGGCAAGTTCTGTCTTTGGCCTGTCCATACCGTCTTGTATTGGCTTGAAAAAGAACGGATAGTTGACTGATATTGGTACCACTTTATCCGTGAACATCTTCTTCGCATCAGGTCCAGATTTCGATAGTATTCCATATCTAGAGTCAGAGGATATGGTTGCCAGGTTAACCACCTCGCCTGAT